CGATTCTTGCGCTTTTATCTGTAGCTCTTGTTCTTTTAGCTGGACTAACGGATCTGGGCCCTGTTCTTGTCCAATGTTTGCTAGTTGCGTACTTAATTGTTTTGCGTTACCTAATTCTTGGGCAATCAACTGAGCCGCCATCGCATCAATTTGCAGTGCTTGCTCGTCACTAGGCACTTGACCTTGGTTTTGTTGCATAAACATAGCCATAGCCTGCTCTTGCGATTTTAATTGAATATGCTCTAAAACGTGTTTCTGTAAGCTAATAGTTACATTAGGCATAGCCATAGCTGTGCCAGACGTTCCAAACGTCAAATGCGCCATAATGTGAGCATCATGATCTTGACCTTCAAAAGCTTTTAGCTCTGTGTTTTCAAGTACATCAATGTTCTCTTGCGCTGGATCTTTAGGCACAGGTTCATCAGTAGAAGGAGCTCGTAATATCTTGTCTATGTCCCTGACCCCTAACGCTTCATACATGCGACGATACGCTTCGTACATATCGTGCATATCCGGCGCTTGAGCCGCTAAACTCATTTGCGCTTGCGCTAGTGCAATACGTTGAGATTGAGAAAATACATTCGGATTAGATACCGGAATAACGTCTACCCGATCATCAAAATCCTCTGCTTTCACCATTTGACTGGCGTTAGCTACAGAATACGGGTATTCGGGCGGTAAATAGTCTGCCATGACCCGAGACAAAAGTTTAAACTCAAGTTTCATCGCATAATGTAGCCGTTTATGTACCGCACTCATTACACGAGTTCCCTGTTCAAGCATTGCAATCGTCGTTCCGACCGCAGCACCCTGATTACCGTCGCCTACTTTTAAGTCCGTTATCGTCGCAAAACGCCTGCCAGCGTCTACAACAAAGCCTAACAGGTTAAATAACGTGTTATCCGGCCCCTTAAAAGGTAAAGGCATCAAACTGTCCCGAATAGCGCCTCCAGGGGCGTCTACGTCCCTAAATTCGCCCGGTTGTAACGGATCATCGTCGTCTCTAATGCGTAATCCACGCGCTTTAAAGCCCGCAGGTAGATTAGACAGCGTTCCTGCATCAATTAATTGCCTCAAAGCGGCTGTAGCAGTACGAGAAAGACCACCAATCGTGTGAATTAGCCCTAATCCGTAAAAACCAAACCCCGGTAAAAACTTATAGTGCACAAAATATTGTATTTTTCGTTTTTTCTCGTCACTTTCTTCGTAATTTCTACGAATAGACAAGATTTGACCACTGTCTTCACTCAAAGTAACAATATAAGGGACTTTTATTCCTGTCGGCTCACCATCTGCACCAGTTTCTTCAAAACCCGGCAAGTCCAAGTCCACATGACATTCCAATAATGTGCAATCATAGTCAATATTCGACGGATGTAACCCGTCAATAAATTCAATTTCATTAGAAATGCTATCACTATCGGATTGAGACGGATGGACAGGTATGTCCCTATAAAAGCCTGATACCTGTTTCTTGCGTAATTCATTAAGTGGTAGTCTAAAAACCTGTGTAATGTTTGGACAACTGTCCAAATCGCTTGCTTCATACGGCACCACCAAGTTTTCAGCCGGGACAAAACTACTGACCACCCTTTCCATTGTTTCATCATAATACACCTTTTTAAAAGTTGACCCTGCTAACGGGAGATAAAACAACATTTGATCAAATTCAGGCGTGTAATCTTCCATCACGTTGGTGATGTAGTAGTTCATAAACTCTTTAACACGACGAGCCTGTTGTTCTTTTTCACTAGTTACATCCCCCATAACAGTAGTCCGCACAGGACCACCCGGAGGTAATAACTCATTAAACGCTTGCGCTTGAAACTGGGTCGCAGCTTCGGCTAACAACGGGTGTGTAACACCTGTCGCACCCCGAAAAGGCTGCGTTCTTTCCTCATATGTGAACCCTAAAAGCTCTAAACCTTTAGAATACGCATCTTCCCAGTCTTTTCTAGCCGATTTATTGCCTTGATATTCCCCCATCAATTCCGAAGAAATCGACCCTAATTCCTGTTCATCTAGTTCTTCTGCTAGATTTGCAGAAAAATCTCCACTACCCATACGGCTTGAAGCCATTGGATCTAAATCTATAACGACGCCTCCGTCGTCAGACATCTCAATTTCAATCCCTTCCGGTAAAGCAGCTTGGTTTTCACCAAAAGAAAACGGTTGCTCTATCTCTATGTCCTCTATCGCTTCCTCACCAATCGGGTTATCAGTTACACGTTCGACTAACGAGATTCTTGGTTCTTCTGCCATAATAGTTACCTGTAATTCATTGTACGGGCTAATTCATTTAAAGAACTTACTCCACCGCCTTGAGCTCGACGAATAAAAGTAGCGGGTAGTTTATCTTTACTTACTTCTTCCAGTCCATCAAGATCTATAAATCTAGAGGTCGCGGGCTTTTCTTCTCTAGATGCTGTGCTCGGTTTTAACTCCCGAAATCTAACTTTTAACTTTGGCTTTTTAACGGTAGTGTACCCTTCCAATTCGCCTTCCTTAGTTATGTTCGGCACCTGTTCCTTAACTACTTGATATTTAACACCTTCCATAAAATTTGTCGAATCTACTACAGGTTCATAATATCTATCACCCATAACGTCTTTATAAACTCTAGAATCTATTAATTTTTGAAGTGTATTAAAAACATCTTTTTTTATCTTTTCCGTATCCATACCTTTGCTTTTAGAATCTATAAGAGGAAATAAACCTGATTGTACTTCTAGTCTAAATTTAGCTTCGTTTTCTAAATCAGCATCTAAAACATCTTTCTTGGATCGATCTACCACATCTTGAGTCTTTTCTTTAAACCTTTCAGTAAAAGAAATTTCTTGCATGTTCTTAGCTGTTTTGTCTAGACCCCCTATTCCTTCAAAACGGGACTTTTCGTTTTTTATCCAGTCCCCTAAAATTCTTTTTTGATCCCCCATGCCCTCTACTTTGTCATCTATATCTTTGTACGTCTTATAACTTGCCCGACCCGTAACATCATCCAAAAAGTTTGTATAATCTTGTCCGGCTGCTACAAAAACTTCATCATAACCGTCTACAGTATTTTTAATTCTGTTTACTATGTTCTCATTAGACAAAAGTTTTTCTTTTTGTTCTGGGCTCATTCTAACGTCATAGTTTTCTATTAGTGTTAAAGGATGAATTAAACCATCCTTAGCCGATAAAATAGCAACATCTACGTTTTTAGGAATACCCTTCTTTTTTAGAACTTTAAAAAGTTCTCCAATATAACGTTTTTCTGCGGGCATATACGTATCATATTCAGTAGCGTCTGGTTTTTTTGTTTTACAACAACCCACCACTAGTAATTTACGCCCTGCTTTACTCTCCTTTGGATACAAACTAACGTCGTTACCTATCCGTGCTGCCAAGGGTTCCCCATAAATCCCTGCATCATAATTTTCTTGGTATGATTGTGTTAGTTTGTCTATTGTTTCTTTTTCCCTCCTTCTTATTTCTTCCTTTTCCTTCCTTTTTAATTCGTCAAAACGGGGGTTAAGACTTTTGTTCATGTTTTTAGCTTCTTCAGCTAAAGCACCGACCCCTTGTTGTGAAACTTCTGGCACATCCTCTTGCTTTAAAGGCGCTCTATAATAAGTAACGCCCTTT